TTCCTACTGAAGCCATTGCTGACAAAGCAATTATGGCAAAGTACATCAAAAACTTCAACGTTTCACGAGGCACATTAGCATCATATAAGTTAATGTTCCGTGCGTTATTTAACGAAGACATTGATGTTAAGTATCCATCAGAACAAATTCTAAAAGTTTCTGATGGTGACTGGAGACTCGAGAGATATCTCGTAACCAGCTATGATGAATCAACATATAAGTTTATCGGGAAAACAATTAAGGGTGTTGACTCAGATGCTGAGGCGTTGGTTGAAGAAATCGTAAGAAGAACAATTAACGGCAGAGATTTGATGCAACTTATCCTGTCTAATATTCGTGGATCATTCAACAACAACGAACCTATCAAATTAAAAAGTGATGCTGCTGGAACAGGACATACTCCTACTGTAGAAGCAGGCATTAACTCAATAACCATTATTTCTTCTGGTAGTGGATATGAGCCTGGAGATGTTGTTAAACTTATATCTCAGCAAAACGGTGACTTTGGTAAGATAATTGTAACTGATACTGCCGACCTCGGTGGTGTTCTAACGTTTACTATCGAAGACGGTGGCTCTGGTTATACTCCTACTGTTGATGCTGCTTATGGAGCAACTAGCGTTAGATTTGTTGGTGGCGACGGCTCAGAACCTGCGTCATTTATTATTAGTCGCGATGACATTGTTGACACGTTTGCCTTGTCAGTTAATCTTAATATGTTTGCCAGTAACAATATTTTTGGCGACAGCGGAATTAATGTTGACGACGAGTGGGTAAGAACAAACGATGATGGTTCTCAAAGTTTAATAACAACAACAGGTGTTAGATCAACTCTTGGTGGTAATATTATTTGTAGTCCACGTTATGGGTTTCCAGAATCTGGTGTTCCAGTTTCTAGAGCAGACTTCCATGATCACGCTAACGCAGTAATCAACGTTGCTAATAACACATACGAACTTAGAGTTGGACAATCAATTCATGGTGTTTCATCAGAAGCCAACGGTCAAGTTATCGCTATTGTAGACCCAACTCCTGGAGACGCTTGGGTTAGAGTTAATACATATGGCACATTCCAAGTTAATGAAGATTTAAAAGTCGGAAGTTTATTGTCAGGTAACACGGTTGGTAAGATTATTGAATTCCAATCAAACACTATTGGTTATCATGTACTAGAAATTGCTAACAATGATGGCGTTGAGATTGTTGCTGGCGACGAGATTGTTGGAACTCAACCATTTAATACCATAACAGACAATAGTAGAGATTTAAATCCGATTGAGCCAAACTTCTCGTTTGGTGTTATCAAAGATGTGTTAAGTGTACAAGGTTATGCGTATGAATATAATCCAACTTCTAACACAGTATTAACTGGAACTGTAACAGCATCGGGAAATACGGTTACTGGGTCGGGCACATCGTTCCTGTCAGACTTCCAGAATGGCGATGTTATTAAGATTGACGGTTATAGAAAGCGTGTAGCAGCGATTAACACAGACACTGAGATAGTCTGTGCAAGCGCATTTGAATCAGACATTACTGCCGCAACAGCTTATGGTCGTGGCGGTAAGTATCGTTCTATCGTAACAACTCGTGTTGGTGCTAACAACTCAGCTAACAGTTTTGGTTCTGGTAGCGGTAGATATTCTCAGTTTAAATCTGGACCAATGGGTGCATTTTATGAAGGCGAAGGTTTAAGATTACTTGGCAGCTCAACGGTCGTAGGAAACGTTGTAACATCAACATCAAATACTCAAATTGAGAATATGCATACTCGCCTTAGAGATTCGTTCGTATTTGAAACGTCAGTGTTTGGTACTATTTCTCAGTTGTCATTGGTCGACGGTGGAGAAAACTACAGCGTTGCTCCAAAAATTATTGTTGAAGAACCAGATATCGGTTCGTTGGGTATCGGCGAAGCGTACATTACTCTACACACAAACGAAGCTAATTGGGGAACATCAAACACAGCATTTACTGGTCTTGACACAAACGACATCGTAAAGCAAACAGAAACTGGTGCTATTGGTGATGTTAAGGGTGGTGTTAACAGCGCAATTGTTAGCGAACGTTATTATTCTGCTAATGGAACTTACGAAACAGTGGTTAGAGTATGGCAAAAGTTTGGTCAGAAATTCCCAGGAAATATTTACTTTGTTGGTCCAAACCATTATATTGGATATAACAGAGGAGCGCATGAATATCAAGTTGGCGACGAGTTAATTAGACGTTTCCGCCCATTCGAGTTTAATGCTAGACTTGAGAAGATGGATGAAGAATATATTCCTGGAGAAATTGACAGCCGTTCACCATCTGAGGTTGGCTCTGCTAAAATTGTAAACGTTTTAGATAAAGGTGTTCTTGGTAGAAACGCTAAGATTAATGCTGCTGTTGGTGCTGACGGTACAATTTCTAATCTTAAAGTTGTTGACTCTGGCTTCGCTTATAGAGATAAAGAAGAAGTATTTGTTGAAGGCGTTGGTGGAACGCAAGCAAGAGTTAGACTTGGTCTTGGTGGCGTAGCAAACTCTGAGGGATACTACGCAACAACAAGAAGTCATATCTCAACAAGCAGAGGTTACATTCACGATAACAGATATTATCAAGAATACTCTTATGAGATTTCTTCACCAATATCTTTACAGCGATACAAAGATATTGCTATGAGATTGGTGCACCCTGCTGGTCAAGCATTGTATGGTAAATACCTTGCTCAGTCTAACGTAACAATTGACACTACTGCTAACACTGAGAATAAAACGTTAAGAAAAATTCCAGGAAGCGTAGTCATGACCAAGTCAAGAGCAAGTGGATATCTTGACTTGTCTAGCGGCAACAATATTATTTCTGGCACAAGCACAGACTTGGCTAACGAGTTTACTGAATCTAAACATTATAAGATGACTGTTGATGTTGCTAGAGCATATGCTAATGTTGCTAGTGGTTCAATTACACCAAGTTCTGTTGAAGTTTATATAAACGGTCACTATCATACTGCTCCGACAGTTACAATTAGTGCGCCGCAAACAAGCGGCGGAACACAAGCTGTTGCTACCGCAGTGATGAATGGAACTGAAGTTGCCAACTTATCATTTAGCGAAGTTGGCACAGGTTACACTAACCCACCAACAATCACTTTCTCAGTAGAACAAACCATTCAAGGGCAAGATGATTATAATCAGTCATTTGCTATTGATACTTCTAAGAAAGACAAGTACAACGTATTTAAGAATGACGTTTTCTTGATTGAGGGTGAGGACTATACTGTAAACAGCAGAACAAAACTTACGTTAACAGAAAGTCCGACTCACGCAGATGTAATTGATGTTTACACTAAAGGTGATGACATTCTTGTTGAGTATGATCATAACAAATTTGAAACTATAACTTTAAACAAGATTACCAGCGCAACCTCAGCAAACCTCAATATGGCTTGGTCTAGAGATAGTGTGCTTGGAGCAAACATATTCTTTAATAAGAACTGGGACATATACGCTACTTCTTCTTCATTCGGCGCAACACACTTTAATGATGGTGATAATATCATTGTTGATATTGGTGGTGGCGTATTAAATAAAATGAAGATAAATAGAGTATTGACCAACCTATCAGCAAACTTGGTATCTGAATGGACTTCTGTTGACTTTGTCTCTTCAAATACCTATTATGAATACACGGATATCCAATAATGGGACTTTATAGATACGCCACAAAAGATTTGTCTATTACAAATGCAGAAGCATTTATACAGAAAATCAACGCGGATGGAGATGGAAGAGATTCAAAAAAATCTTCTATTCTGTACGTTGTTCTTGGTAAATCGACTGCTTGGCCAGATGAACCAAATCCAATTTTCCCACCAGACAATGAACAATACCTCCACTATGAAGTACAAAGAAACTTTATTGGCGGAAAAAAAGTACAGTCGTCAGACGTTTCTCACGTTGCTACAAGATATGACTGGACTTCTGGTACTGTATATTCTATGTATCGCGATACTGACATTGACGTTTATTATAGAAAATTTTATGTTGTAACAGACGAGAACAATGTTTATAAGTGTTTGTACAATAACAAGAACGCAGCTTCTACTGTAAAACCAACAGGCTATTCACTACAACCATTTACAACATCTGATGGTTATATGTGGAAATATATGTACACTATTTCTTTGACAGAACAAAACAAGTTTATGACACCAAGTCACATTCCTGTTAAAACTGCTGTCGCAGAAGACGGTTCTGCTGAAACTGATAGATTATTGCTAGTACAGAACACTGCAGTTAATGGTTCAATTCAGGTTGTCGAAACATTTAAACCTGGAGCAAATTATAGTCAAGTGGCAAACGGTGTGGTTGAAGCTGGTGGAAAGTATTCGTTAAGACTTTCTGCTATTGGAGCTAATCCACCTTCACCTGTAGATAACTTCTACAACGGTTGTAGTGTATATGTCATCAGCGGTACTGGTGCTGGGCAGCTAAGAAGAGTTATTAACTATTCTGGTTCAACTAAAACATTAACTGTTAACACTGCGTTTGCTTCTGTTTGTAACTCTGACTCTCGTGTTATTGTTTCACCAACTGTTACAATTGTTGGTGATGGTCAAGGTGCTAAGGCATACGCGACAGTTAATCCAAGCACAGGTGGCGTTGCTAACATCGCAATGGTTTCTGTTGGCTCTGGCTATTCAAGAGCAAAAGCATATATTACTGCTAACAACGTACATGGTTATGGTGCAGCTGCTAACGTTGTCATTTCACCATTAGGTGGACACGGCTCTAATCCTGTAAGAGAACTAGCTGCTGACCGAGTAATGATTAACGTACAGTTCTCTGGTCAGGAAGGTGTTTCTGCTAACGGAAATGGATACATTCCTTCTAATACTGAGTTTAGAACCATTAGTATTCTTGCTGATCCAGTGTTAAAAGTTAATTCAAACAACGAGCACAAAACTACTGAGCACGTTGCTAACACTAGCAACTCCCCAGCAACGTTAAGATTTACTACAAGAATTGTATCATCATATAATGAAATGGACGAGGCGATTCCTGAGAATCCATTCTATAAGGGTGATGTTCTAACTAACAAAAGAAACATTCTTCGTGCTAGAACAGGTGATCTAGAATTCGTTACTGAGTTGAGTCAACTAGCGAAAGACAACAATGCGTTAAGAAATGCTACTCGCTCAGCTAATGGGCAAATTGTTTATCTAAGAAAAGACGAAACAGAAAACGATCCATCTTTCTACACACTGTATATAAATAATGTAAACAGTTATTCTGATTATGCTGCTTTCACTAAAGACGACGTTCTTGTTAAAAGCACAAGCGAAACAGCAGTAGCGACAGTTGAATCTATTAAAGGTCCAGAAGCAAACACATACTCTGGCGAAGTTATCTTTACAGAGAACGTTCAACCTGTTACAAGAGATATTAGCCAAATTGAAGACATCAAAGTGATTCTTGATTTCTAAGGAACTAAAATGCCAATTGAAAGTAATTTAAACCAAAGCCCATACTTCGATGATTTCGATGAGAACAAAAACTTTTATCGTGTTTTGTTCCGTCCAGGTCGTGCGGTTCAAGCAAGAGAGCTAACTCAGATTCAATCGATTCTACAGAATCAAGTTGAACGCTTGGCTAACGAAGTTACTCACGATGGTTCAATTATTACTGGTGGCGGTCTTATTACTGATAAGACAAACTATGTCAAATTGGCTGACAAAGATGCTAACGGCAGAGTTATTCTTCTTAATGACTTCTATTTAAACAGCAAGACTGCTAACGTTTATGTTGTTGGTCAAACCACAGGCGTAGAAGGTAAACTCGTTACAGTTATTGATGGTTCTGAGGCTGCGGCTCCTAATAACCTTACAATGTACTGTCATTATACAAACTCTGGCGCAAACAATTCTACTAAGGCATTTGCTGACGGCGAAACTCTACACTTCTACCACTCTTCAAACAACACCTTTAAGTTCGCTGCTAACACCATTAGTGCTAACTCTACTGGTTTTGGTATGAAGGTTAATATTTCTGATGGTGTTTGTTATCACAAAGGTCACTTTATTAGAATCCCAGCGCAAAGCGCGATTGTTGGCAAGTACACTACACAACCTTGGGCACACATTGGTCTTTCTACAGACGAGTCTTTCATTAACTCTAACCAAGATTCTTCGTTGTTAGACAATGCTGCTGGCGCAACTAACTATGCTGCTCCAGGTGCTAACAGATTAAAAATCTATCCAAAACTTACTGTTAAGGAATATGGATTTGCTAACAATGCTGGCTACTTTAATATTGCCACGGTTGAGGGTGGCTCTATTGTTCAACTAAACAAGGAAACTGTTCTTCCTGCTGTTGAAGACATGATGTCAAGAAGAGGATACGAAACTAATGGTGACTTTGTAACAGAACCATTTAACGTTCGTATTCGTGAGCACCTACAAAAAGAAAACAGTCTTGGTAAATATGCTGAAGAAAATGGCGGCGATTACTTAAAGTTGATTGCTGAAGTTGAGCGTGGCACTGCATATGTTTCTGGCAGAAAGGTTGAAATTGCTGAGTCTAGATTCTTAGAACTCGATAAAGCAACAGAAACACTAGACGCTGGTGGTGTTGCTATTGGTCAAGCATTTGGTAACTATGTTCTCGCTGAAGAAGTTGTTGGTACTTGGGGCATCGATAGTTTCCAAGAAGTTGACATTTATGACTCATATCAAAAAGGTATTAGTCAACTAAACCTTGGTCAACAGCAAGCAAAAGGAACAAAGATCGGAACTGCTAAAGTCCGTGGATTCCAGTGGGATACTGGATATATGGGAGCAGCTGACGGAAGATTCAGAATTTATCTGTTTGATATTCAGATGAACAATGGTAAGTCGTTCCGCGATGCAAGAGGTTTGCGTATCGAAGGCACTAACGGCACAAAGTCAATGGCTGACTTAATTGCTGAGTTGGATGGATATGTAAAAGTTCAAGAACCAAACCTGAACACATTAGTATTCCCTCTAGGATACAGAGGAACCAAGACACTAACTGACCAACAGTTCGTATATAGAACTGAAATTGATAGTGACTTTAGCACAGGTGGTATCGCTACTATCGACTTGCCTTCTTCTCATCCAGGCGGTACTGAGAACTTACAAGATACTGGTTCACCATTAACAAACCCAGACGAAAGAAACATTATCATTGTTTCTAGAGCTTCTACTAAGACTCAGCCAAAGAAGGGTTATGTTTCTTCTTATAATGGAACTGCTGTAACTGGTACTGCTACCACGTTCCAAACAACATATAAAGCTGGGGACTTCATTGAGATTCAAGATGGTTCTTCTTACCATTCTGGAAGAATTATCAGTGTAAACAGTGATACAAGCATTACAGTCGCAAACAACTTCTCAACTTCTGGTACTGGCACATTACCACACAGAGTTTTGTTCCCAACTGGTAGTATTTTTGACATGACTAGAACTGGTGCAACCATTCAGTCTACTAGCTCAAGTCAGTATGAAATTAATGTTGGCGTCGCTAATCTAGAATCACAGTTTGCTTCTACAGTTTACTTTAATGTTCTTCGTACAGATGCTACGCAAACTGCTAAGATTATCAATAAGAACAAGTTCGTTCACATTGACACCTCTTCTCACAGCGCAGGCGCAAACGGTCCATGGTCTTTGGGTGTTCCTGATGTCCATAAAATTGTTGCTGTCTACAAAGCGTCTGACGATTCAGTAGACGAAACAAGCACAGACGTTACGAAAGAATTTGAATTAGATCCTAATATGAAGGACGCATATTACGATATTTCATATCTAAGAAAGAAGTCGAATAGCACACTTAATTTAACCAATTCACATTTGTTGGTCAAATTTAATTACTTTACTCATAACCGCACAAACGGTATTGG